CCCCCCCCGGACCCCCGCCTCCGGCTGCCGCCGGAGGGGCTTGAGGCTGGAACGCCTTCAGGATGGCCTGGTGCATCGGCACACCCTTCTCGCGCTGGTCGATGATCGTGGCCGCCTGGGTCAGTACCTGGGTCGGGTCCATGCCCTGCTGGGCCATGATGCCCATCGAGGCCAGCATCGAGAACACGCCCTGCTTGAGGGCGTCGGTCACCTGCTCGTTGTCGATCTGCGCCTGCATCGCCGTGACGTCGATATCCATCGGGAGCTGGCGCTGAAGGAAGTCGCGACTGATGTCCTGGTCCCCACGGAGCTGAAGCAGGAAGATCAGGGCCTGGTTGGGGTTCATACCCGCCGCGAAGCCGTAGCTCACGTTGACGGTGTAGTCGCCCTTGATGTCCTTGCTGGGCGTGTAGGTCTCGTTGAACGGAGTCCCGTTAACCATGCCCTGGATCGAGCGCTGGCGGTCGGGCCAGTACTTCTCATCCATCTCGAAGCAGAGCGCAATGGCCTGCTCCAGCGCATGACCGATCATGCGCTGGCCGGTAGCAATCTGGGTGTCGTAGCCGCCGTTAAGCGCCTCTACGCCCTTGCCCGTGATGACGCTCGCCTGGATATCACCCGTAGCCGCCGGAGGCGTGCGGGTTCCCTGGCGAATCTCGTCCTGAAGGACGCTCTCTTGCTGGAACGCATGGACAGGAAGGTCCGTGGTGATGCGACGGATCTTCTCGGGGCTGTTGGTGCGGAGGATGGCGTCGTCGCCGAAGGGGACCTTCTGGATATCCGTTGGGATAGCGAGAGGGGCTCGCACATTCCGCTGGGTCCCCTGGAGACCGAGGAGTGCCATACGCGCACGAGCGAGATACGGGTAAATGATGTCGTCGAACTGACCACGGTCCTGGTCGTCGTAGCTCGGCTTCTGCGCGACCGCCACGGCGACCTTGCCGAACGGGTTCGGCGTCTGCGCCAAGACGAGGTTGTTGCGCTCCGGCAGGTAAAGGACATACGCATCCCGGTCTTCATAGCGCACGCACTCCAGCAAGGTGTCCGGCTGGATCTCCGAGGTCGGACCCCACTGGCGTCCCAGGATCGCCACTGCGTGCAGCGGGTACTTGTCAGCCAGCCGCCACGCCTCCTCGCGCCACACCTTCGTGTAGCTGATGACCTTGCCCGCAAGGTCGAACTGCGGGTAGGTCTTGCGAGGGTTGTCGATGCGGATGCGGGGACAGCCGCGCTCGAAGTCCGGCTCGACCACCAGCGGCATCGAGCCGTACATCAGGTACCAGTCGCAGGCCTGCGTCATCTTCGACGCAAGCTGCGAGTAGTCCACGTAGTGGTGGGCAATCTTGGTCTTCTTGGCAACGTACTTGCGCTGGCGCTCGGACGTCACAACGCCGTTGGCGCAGTTGATGGCCGGAAGGGGGGCCAGGTTCTCCGCCATCTGGCGCGCTGCGATATCGATCGCATTCGCCACGATGGGCTTGGGCCAGATGTCCGGCATCGTGCCCGGCATGACGTTGTCGATCTTGCCTGTGCGCACGTCGTAGACCGTAGCGTGGCGTGCGTCGCGTTCCTGATAGAAACGTCGCAGCGCCTCAACCCGCTTCGCCACCTTCGCGATATCGGGTACTGGCCAGATCACGGGGACCGGAGAAGCCATCTCGCCCTCCCTTCAATGTCGACTTGTCGACGAATCTACAGGCCAAGCTTGGCTTCTATCCGCTGGAGCCGCTGCTCCACCGTCAGCTTCGCCGGGGGCGTCGCGGCCGGAGTCGGCCACTGGCCCGGCTTGGCCGCCAAGCAAGCCTTCACGTCAGAGCGGAACTTGACCATGGTGAACCCCTTCGGGTCCGACTTCCAGTCCGACCACTCCAAGTGGCCGATGACCGACTTCTCGGTCCACTTGTAGAAGCGGATGATGGCGGTCGCCGCCCTGACCATGGCTTCGTACTGAGCAGCGGGCCACGGGTCCTTGCCGTCACCCAGGTTCTCGCACTCAAAGCCATAGAAGCAGTCATTGCCGTCAGCGGCGCCGACGGAACCTTCGTGGTACTTGGGGGCCGGAGGCACCGACGCATACGACTCCGCCGTAACAGCGCGCAGGACATCGGGATCGCCACCCCCCGCATGATTGGCACGCCCCGCAGAAGCCATCCATGCCACGCCCGCCTTGTCGATGTACGCGTGCGCCAGCGGGCCCGGAAGCGCGCTGTTGCCCGACCAGATGTAGTCGTAGCTGTTGTGGCTCGCGGTGTGGTGGATAACCACGCCGTGCACGGGACCGAAGGTCTTGCCCGTGGCGCCGTCGCGCTCATGGGCCGCCCAGTTGGCGTGCGGCGTCTTGACGACGACGCCCTCGCCGGTCAGCAAGCGCAGCAGGGTTGCTGCGGGGATCGGGTCAGCCACGGAAGAACCTCTTCTCTACCTCGTCCTTGTACTGGTCGTATTCCGCGCGACCCCAGGTAGGCCACTTGTCCTCACCAGTGGAAAGACGCCACTCGCGATCTTCCAGCACCTTGATCTCCCAGCACCCAGGACATACGGCCTGACGCCGAAAGGAGTCCGTCAGCGGACCCAGGTACCACTTGTGTACGTGCGGGGCCTTGAGCCACGTCAGATCACCAGCCTTGGAGTTGCCCACTCCACGCTCCCTGGTTCATGCCCTGCATCTGCAAGGCGTAGTCGATATCGATGACGGCTTGGCTCTCGGTGTCGCGCTCGGTGGCAAACTCCGCCGCCTCGACGTGGTACGAGTCAAAGTCCGTGAACATCAGCTCCCGGGCGCGGATCTCCGCGAACCATAGGGCCATGACGGTGTCGGTCAGGCCCTTGGTCTCCGGGAACCAGGCGCAGAGCTGCTCCACCAGGTTCCGCATGGGCTCGGACTGCGTCTGCGACGGCAGCCGGATCAGGTTGCGACCGTCCTCGTACCCTTCGAAGAGCGACGCCATCGAGGCGACGCCGAAGTCCGGGTCCCACTTGCCGGAGTCCGTGAAGTGGGGCGAGATCAGGCAGCCGCGCGCGTTGAGCATCTCACGCACCAGTCGGTCCTGGACGATGGAGCCCTGGTAAGCGTTCTTCTCGATGCGCCACTCGTTGATGCGATAGCGGTCAGTAAGCCGCTCCATCTCGGCCCGCATCTCGTGAGGCGGCAGAGCCCGCTTGTTGACCACTTCAAGGAGCCACCGCAGCCCTGTCTGGCGATCGAGTCCCAGCACCACCATTGCGGTGAAACCTGCCGCAGCGGGGTCCAGCCCGGCAACAACATAGAGCCCTTCCATGCCGTGCACGCGATGCTGTGGCTGCCCAGCCATGAGCCGACCGGGATATCGGGCCCGGTCGATGCAGCCCTGAACGGCTTCCATCTTGAAGATCGAGTCATCACTCACCTGGTCCTGCATGTAGACCATCGACCAGTTCCTGGCCGACATCTTGCGCCGCTTCTTCTGGAGCGCCTCCCCGTGCCACATCGGCCACTGGTCCGTGGTCCCAGGAGCCGAGTGGGGCCAGCCAGCAGCCTCGGCAACCCGGCGCCCCTTCTGCGACACAGGCGCACGGTTCGTCGTCGGCCACAGCGTCACCCAGTTCTTCGGGTCGTCGGCGTACTCCAGGACGGCGGGCTGCGTGAGGTAGGTCCACGGCGACTCGCCGTCCACGTAGTAGTGGTCCTTCAGCAGCTCCGAGTAGAGGTCCACGGACTCGATGCGCGTGCCGATCACGATCTGCACGCCGCCCGCATCGGCAACGCGGGTACCCACCTGGTTCTGGAGCCAGGTGATCTGCGACTCGAACTGCTGGAAGTTCGTGTGGTCCACGCAGTCGTCCATGATGGCGATGTCGGCGCGGGTGCCGTAGATCTGGCCGCCGACGCCCACCGCCTGGACGGTGTAGGCGTGCTCACCCGAGTCGGAGCCGTTCACGCGGATAGCCACCTGCGACCAGGTGTCGCCGGAGGCGAAGCCGCCGGGCGGACCGAAGGCCGCCTGAAGCTTGGCGTAGGCCGCGTTGTCGTTCAAGCGCTCCTTGATGGCGTGCAAGAACTTCTTCGCCATGTCCTGCGTGCGCGAGATGAGCAGGATGCGGATGTTGGGGTCCTGGCAGATGCGGTAGGTAACGTAGTTGATGGTGAGCGTCGTGGACTTGGCGTGCTCGGGGGGCGTGTTGATCAGGAACTGGTCCGGCTCCCCCTTCACGAAGATCTGCCGGGGATGCAGGTTGCGCGGCTTCTTGCCTTCCAGAAGGTCGAACCACTGAAGGTGGTGCCAGTTCATCTCGGTGTTCAAGTACTCCCGGCAAAAGTCCGGGAAGGACGGCATATCCTCACGCCGCTTGGCCAGCCCCTCGGCGCGCTGCGCCAGCAGCACGTCGACCCGGTCCCGCCACTCGGGGAAGTTGTCCCGGTAGTACTGATAGGCCGACCGAGAGCGCTGCGCCGCT